AGGGTGGAGTTAAGCGGATCAACCGTCGGATGAACAAGGGGCAGACGCTCAACAAAGCTCGACAGCAAGAAGCTTGGAGAAGCCTCGGCAAGGGTGCCATTGCGATCGGCGCTGTTCAGGCCGCTCGAATCCTGCTTGCCAACAAGGACGTCATCGTTCAGCACATCGCGGTTAAGGCCGAGACTGAGCGTGGACGATCTGCCGCCGCGCAAGTCATGGGCCTTCCATACAAGCCCACTAACGGACCTACCTACACCAAGAAGTCCCGTGGAGGGGTCCACAAGATCACGACTCTGTGAGGGAGGTGACACGTGAAGATCGTTACCGGAGCGAACCCTCCGATGGAGGAGTTGGTTCACTTTGGCGTCAAGGGTATGCACTGGGGAGTGAGGCACGACGGCCCCGCGAGCGTTTCCCGCAAAACCAACAGTGCGGCCAAGAGTGATGCCAAGGAGTTCGCTCGAGCCAAGATGTTCTACGGCGAAGGCGCCGGTACTCGGCGAAAGCTCATCAAGGCTGCCGTCGAGGCCAAGAGTCAGAAGGACCCCGCTTACAAGAGGGCCTTCGACCATCACCTCGCCAAACAGGACATGTCCAAGCACGCCGAAAAGGCGCGTAGCGAACGCAAGTTGCAAAACGTCAAGAAGAGTGCCGGCCGAGGAATTCGCGGCACGCGCCACATTCTCAACGGCAACTCGCAGTACGCTTCGGCAGCTACCGCCATCGCTGTTGGTGGTGCCTTGTATGCTCACAAAGCCGGTATCGACAAGATCGTCGTCGATAAGAGCAAGCAGGCGTACAAGAAAATCAAGGACCCTGAGGGTATGAAGAAGGCCCAGAACCTCCTTCGTGACATGGGCATCGGTTAGCGCCGAGCATATTCGCAGAGAGGAGGTGACACATGGTAAGCTTGCTTACCCGCGTGAAGGAAGGTCTGAAACACAGCTGGAACCTTTTTACCGATCCGAGTTATCTTGACGGTCTACACAAGAACAGTCAGGGATGGGGCAGCGCTCTTTCGACGAGTCGGAACCGAGCGCGATTCGCAAATGAGCGATCCATCATATCGTCTATCTACACTCGCTTGGCAATCGATGTTTCGGCGATCGACATTCGACACGTCCAACTCGATAGCGATGGGCGATACCTCAATGACCGAGTCAGTGGTCTTCAGGATTGTTTGACAGTCGAAGCTAACATCGACCAAGGTGGACGGCAGTTCCGTCAAGACATAGCTCAGACTTTGTTCGAAGAAGGTGCCATTGCGATCGTTCCGGTCGACACTGACATCAATCCGTCAGATTCTGCAAGCTACATCATCAACTCCATGCGAGTTGGTAGGGTCGTAGATTGGTATTCCGATTACGTTCGAGTCAGTCTCTACGACGAACGAGATGGTCAACGCAAGGACATAGTTGTCCCTAAGAAGACAACGGCGATCGTCGAGAATCCTTTGTATTCCGTGATGAACGAGCCGAACTCAACTCTTCAGAGGCTCATGCGGAAGCTCAGCATGTTGGACTCGGTCGACGAACAGACCAGTTCCGGCAAACTCGATATGATCATTCAGCTTCCTTACGTGATCAAATCGGAAGCTCGAAGAGAGCAGGCAGAACAGCGTCGGAAGGATATCGAAGTCCAGCTGAAGGGCAGCCAGTACGGCATCGCCTACACAGATGGAACCGAGAAGATCACTCAGCTGAATCGTCCGGCTGAGAACAATCTTCTGACTCAGATCGAGTACCTCACGAAGTTGCTCTATGCCCAACTGGGTTTGACGGAAGAAGTGATGAACGGCACGGCCGATGAAAAGGCCATGTTGAACTACTTCAACCGGACGATCGAACCAGTCATCCAAGCAATCGCCGAGGCCATGAAGCGCACCTTCTTGACCAAGACTGCTCGGACGCAAGGCCAGTCGATCATGTACTTCCGCGATCCGTTCAAGCTTGTTCCATTGCAGGAAATTGCTGAAATTGCGGACGTGTTCTCTCGCAACGAGATTGCTTCGGCTAACGAAATGCGTCAAGCAATCGGCTGGCGTCCGTCGAAGGACCCGAAGGCTGATCAACTCGTCAACAGCAACATGCCACAATCGGGGATATCCACGGACGGTGGTTCATCCAGTGCAATGCCTGGGACCGACCCCACTGCTGATCCAACAGCAGTTGGCGATGCTGCAGTTCAGAGTGGACTAGACGACGTCAACAACGTCGTTGACTCCATATTCTCGACACTCGGGATTCCGGATGGATGAGAACTCCCTCTCGCACGTGTACGACGCGGCCAAGCGCCGAGAGTACTATCTGAAGAATCGTCAACTGAAGGGTCGTAATCACGGCTCTGTGAAGGCGACGAAACCTCGGATCAAATCGAGAGCGGAGATCGCAAAAGAACGGCACGCCCATCTTTCGGAGCAAGTGACAGCTCTCAAAGGTCGTCTCGAAAAGCTCCAAGCGGCGCTAAAGGTTCTAGTCGATCAGGCCAAGAAACGCAGCGGGGTCAAGCCGATCGCAACTTCCTCCCAGAAGACTGCTGTTTCTCAGAAGAAGGCAATCGCCAAATCTCAGAGGCTTACTGCTGCTCAGAAGAAGGCGAAAGCAGAAGCTGAGAAGAAAGTTCGTCGCGAACAAGCCATCAAAGACGGCACGGCGACTAACAGCGATCTTTCGGACGAGGTCAAATCCCTCAACGAGAGAGTGAAAACCATCCGAGCGAGGATCGAGAAGATGCACAAGAGCGGCGCCCTCGGATCTCAGACCAACATGAAGAAGTAGAAAGGAGCAGTCAAAATGGCAACCGAAATCGAAGCCGACTTCGGCGGCTGGGCCACGAAGGCTGGTCTCAAGTGCACTGACGGTCGAACCATCATGCGCGGTGCTTTCGAGCACATGGATCAGCAGCAGGTTCCTCTGGTCTGGAACCACGGCCATGCCAGCGTGGAGAACATTCTCGGCCACGCGATACTCGAGGATCGCGACGAGGGCGTTTACGCCTATGGGTTCTTCAACAAGACCAAGCAGGGCGTCAACGCCAAGGCGATGGTCCAGCACAAGGACGTTCACTCCCTTTCCATCTACGCCAACAACCTGGACGAGAAGAACCAGCGGGTCATGCACGGGAACATCCGTGAAGTCAGTCTGGTTCTCGCTGGCGCCAATCCCGGCGCGAAGATCGACTACGTCAACCTCCAGCACGGCGACGGCTCGTTGGAGTCTCTCGATGACGAAGCAGTCATCTGGGGTTACGAGCTCGAGCACGCCCTCGGTGACGAAGAGGACGATGCCGCCGAAGAGTCCGACGAAGACGAGACCGAAGACGAGACCGAAGACGAGACCGACGGCGAGGAAGGTGCGGAGCACTCCGCCATTTCTCACGCAGTGGCTGCTGACGCCACTGTCCAGGACGTCTACGACTCGATGTCTCCCGAACAGCAGGACGTACTACAGTACTTCATCGGCGTCGCTCTCGAGCAGGCCGCCAACGACAACGCTCAGCACTCCGCCCTCTCCAACAACGAAGGAGGCGACGACATGTCGCGCAACGTTTTCGACCAGAGCGACGCCGCCACGAAGGGTGGTTCGCTGACGCACACCCTCTCCAAGGACGACGTCAAGGGGATCGTCAAGCACGCCGAGAAGCTCGGCTCCCTGAAGGACGCCGTCGAGGACTACGCCCTCCAGCACGGCATCACCGACATCGACGTGCTGTTCCCGGACGCCAAGGCGGCCACCGGCGTCATCGAGCTGGAGAAGCGTCGGACCGAGTGGGTCTCGTCGATCCTCACTGGCACCCGCCACACCCCGTTCTCCCGCATCAAGACCTTCACCGCCGACCTGACCCAGGACGAGGCCCGCGCCAAGGGCTACATCAAGGGCAACTACAAGATGGAGGAGTGGTTCGGCGTCACCAAGCGGACCACCGGCCCGACCACGATCTACAAGAAGCAGAAGCTCGACCGTGACGACATGCTCGACATCACGGACTTCGACGTCGTCGCCTTCCTCAAGGGCGAGATGCGTCTGATGACCGAAGAGGAT